ACCTGTGACGATTTGACCTGGTTCGAATCGGATGCACGGCGTTTTCGTTACGTGCATCAACTGGCCTTCTATCAAAACGTCCTCAACCAAGTGATCGGACAACTCGTTCCCGTCTACATCATCGCCGGCGATGTGGTGACCGCGTCACAATTCCGATATTTTTGCGACAACAACGATGTTCGTGGAACAGGTGGTCGCGGTGTCTCGTTGCTTCGTATTGCCGCTCTGCTGACGTGGGAGTATTTTCAACCGGCCCCGAAAGCGAAGGATTATCTGGAGCAAAAGCGGCTTCAAGCGGAGCGTAACGCCGAGGCGGTCCGGGCGGCACAGGATATCGGAAGTATTCCCGAAGTGACCGATCCACAGCGGCGGGAATCGGCCATTGTTTCATTCAAGACGTTTTGTGAAACGTATTTCCCGGAGATTTTTTATCTTCCGTGGTCGGACGATCACCTGCATGTCATCTCGAAGATCGAACGCGCCGTATTGAACGGCGGCCTGTTCGCCTTGGCGATGCCTCGCGGGAGCGGGAAGACGGTCCTTTGTCAAACGGCGGTCGTTTGGGCGGCGTTCGGTGGTACGACGCCGTTCGTTTGCCTGATCGCGGCCAGTGCGGATCGTGCGCAGAATCTGCTTGAAAACATCAAGACCTGGCTTGAAACGAACCTGTTACTACAAGCGGATTTCCCGGAGGTCTGTTATCCGATCCTGTGCCTTGAACGGATCGCCAACCGGCAAAAGGGCCAAAAGTACCTTGGCGTTCCGACCCGGATCGAATGGTCCGCCGACAAGGTTGTGCTTCCGACCATCGCCGGTTCCCGTGCCTCGGGGATCGTGATTTCCAGTAGCGGAATGCATGGCAGTGAAATTCGCGGGCAACACCATGCCAGGCCGGACGGCAAGGTCGAACGTCCATCGCTTGTGCTCATCGACGACCCGCAAACCACCGAATCAGCGTGGTCGTGGTCGCAATCGCAACGCCGGGAGTCGATTCTTGCCGGTGATGTGCTGGGGATGGCGGGGCCGGGAAAAAAGATTGCCGGGCTCATGGCTTGTACGGTCATTCGGCCCGACGACATGGCGTCACGAATTTTGGATCGGGAAAAACACCCGGACTGGCAGGGGGAGCGGACCAAGATGGTCTATTCGTTCCCGACGAATGACAAACTCTGGGCCAAGTATGCCGAAATCCGAGGCGATTCGCTTCGGAACGACGGCGACGGTTCGTCCGCGACGGAATTTTACCGTGCGCACCGCCGGGAAATGGACGAGGGAGCCAAAGTTGCATGGCCGGAGCGGTTCAATCCGGACGAAATTTCGGCGATTCAACATGCGATGAACCTGAAATTTCGGGATGAGTCCGCCTTTTTTTCGGAGTATCAGAACGAACCGCTCATCGAAACGCTCGGCGATGACATGATGACCGCCGAGGAGATCGCTTCGAAAACCAACGGTCTGGTGCGGGGGATCGTTCCCCTCGACGGAGATCGTCTGACCATGTTTGTCGATGTCCACCAGACTTTGTTGTACTGGCTTGTCACGGCATGGGACAAACAGTTCGGCGGTTATGTGGTCGACTACGGGACATGGCCGGACCAGAAACGATCTTATTTTTCGCTCCGTGATGCGCATCATACGCTCCAGATCGAGTATCCGAGCGGCGGTCTGGAAGGGGCTATTTATGCCGGACTTGAAAACCTTTGCGATGATCGGCTTGGACGGCAGTATTATCGTGAAGACGGAACGGTGATGTCGATCTCCCGGACACTCATTGATGCAAACTGGGGCCAGACGACCGATGTGATTTATCAATTCTGTCGTCAATCGAAACATGCCGCCTTCCTTTATCCGTCGCACGGAAAATATGTCGGGGCGTCGAGTATGCCCTTTTCGGAAAAGCCGACGCTCCGGGGAGATCGGGTCGGACGACACTGGCGGATTCCCGGCCAGATCGGTACTCGGGGTGTCCGTCACGTTTTGATCGACACCAATTACTGGAAATCGTTCATCCATGCGCGGCTTGCCGTGCTGATGGGCGATCCGGGCTGTTTGTCGTTTTTCGGACATGACCGGAAACAGCACCAGCTTCTTGCGGAACATCTGGTTTCGGAATACCGGGTTCGGACGGTCGCCAACAACCGCACCGTCGACGAATGGAAACTCCGTTCGACCCGACCGGACAACCATTGGCTTGATTGCCTGGTCGGATGTTGTGTTGCCGCCTCCATTGAGGGTGTCGAACTTTCGACCTTGAAAACCGAGGGAAAACCCAAGCGTCCGACGCTTAAACTTTCCGATCTGAAAAAAAATCGAAGGATTCTTTAAAACTTTTGAAAAATAACGACACCAGACGCAATAGATATCTATTGAAGGACAAGCGTGGAGATCATCATGGCCGAACCGACATTTTCAAAACTTGCCAATGCAATCAACCATAACGCCGACCTCTTGGAAAGACATCTTGGTGAAGGGGTGTATGTCCATCGGCAAGAAACGCCATCGCTGACGTGGAAGGTGACGCACTCGCTCGGTTCGCTTCGTCCGCTTATCGAAACCTACGATTCGACCGGGAACCGAATCGGACACGGTGTCAACCGTGAAACGCAAACGTTCGATTACTGTGACGTCACCTTCGTCGTCCCGATGTCTGGGGCGGCGATTTTAAGGTTTTAACCTTTTTCACTCATCGGAATTGCGGCATTTCGCAATAACACTTTTAATCTCTTTACGGAAAAAAATAATGTCAACAACCAACGTTCCTTTGAATGAACTGCTCACTACCGAGAATATGGATTTTTCGTATCACGGTACGCCGCTTACGCCAATTCTGCCGGAGCACTACGTCAACAAAGCCTATGTCGATAAAACGGTCAATGATACTGTTTTGGGCGGCCTCCTTCCCGTACTCCCGGTCGGTTTGCCGGACAAGATCGCCACATCGACCACCACCGGCGTTCAGCGATCCGACAAAGAATTCACGGAAGAAATCAATACCAAATGGATTTTCCGCATCAAATCGGGCTTCATGAGTAGTGGCGGCTCCCCCATCTTTACCTTTAATGGAATCACCGCCTGGGCGGGTGAGGATACGCTCTTTTGGAAAGAGGGCCAAACCAATGCCTTGTACGTTCCGGCAGGCGGCCTCTATACCGACCGGGAATATCATGTCGGGTACGAGTCATCGACCAATCGATGGGTACTTGATATTGTTCTGCTGCGTGGCGACGATCCGGAGGCCGTTGTTGTCGAAAGTAACATTCTCTCGTCAAATGGATCAACCGAACTTGTTTCTCGCTTGACACACCAGCAGGTGCCAACGGTCAAGGCGGTTGCGGAATTGGTTTTGGAACATGCTCCCATCGCTGTCAAGGTGAACTGTAACGGCGTTGCCACGACTTATGGTGTCACGCACGGCCTCAACACGACGAAGATCGCATCGGTCCAGATTTACGATGTGACGGGCAACACGAAAAATCCCATCGGCCTGGCATGGGAGCCGACGACCGCAAACACCATCACGCTCAAGCCCGACGTTCTGCTCCCTGCCACCATGAAACTCCTCGTGATTGTTACTGCGTAGTCGGCAGACGACAGACATCAGACGGCAGAGATTCTGATGTCCGATGTTTGCGATTTATCATTCAATTCCATCCTACTTTCTTCTGCCGTCTGCCATCTGCCGACTGCTATCTATTTATGAAACACTATTCCCAGCATCATCTCAAAGTTGCGGCGACGGAGCCGGAACATGTTGTTCGTAAGGCGGAATTCGATGTTGCCGTCGGGTGGCTTGATGAGCGGATCGTTATGCTTGAAGACACACTCGACAGTCGAATGGACGGCCCGGTGATCCTGCAAGCGAGTCCGCCTTTCGAGATCGTTATGGCGAGCGATACGGTGGAGTCACCACAAACGAGTCCGATCTGCGAAAATGTGGTTTCGCTCACGGACGACGCGATTGCCAACAAGCCGCTTATCTTCCAAGCCACGTTGCCATCCGAAAACGTCGGTATGACCGATACCATCGAACCGCCGCCGTGTCCGATCCCGGCCAAGGAATCTGCAAATGTCACGGAGCTTTTGGAGACAGTGAACGTCACCCCGTTCCAAGCCGAAGGCGGCTCTGAAAACCTTCTTGTTACGGATAATCTCGAAACTCTATCAAAGAAAGAACCAGCCGTGGAAAACTGCCAGCTTCAAGGGGAGATCGAGGTGATCGTCGAAGATCAAAACGGGACCGTCAAGTCGCGTCAGGTTGTTTCCAATGCGATTACGGACGGATTTTTACGTTACGCTTTCTACGATATGATGAACGGCGGTGCGCTTGCCAACACGTTAAGGAGTAATATCCGTACCGGCTACAATCTCCTTTCGCGTGTCGCTCCGACGAACATGGGTATCTACGCGATGGACCGCGATATTGAAATTTGTGACGATACGTTTGTGCCGCCTTACAAACTCAGGACGACTTCGCTGCTTGATCCGGGCGTCGTGTTTTACAACATCGACGGGTCGATGACGGAAACGTCCCAAGTGATGATCCCGGTCGATCAGCGGTGTTATTTCGACCATACCAACCGCGAACTGGTGGTCGAGTACATCAAGAACACCGGGAGCGGCAGCGTCAAATCCATCTGCGTTGGTGCCGCGCATAACAACAGCCAACTCTACAGCGTCACACTTGCGGAGACAGCAGTCCCGGACCACTGGAAGGCGACGGCTACCGGGAGTTATCTTGTCGAACACCATGCGACCAATGGAACATACCTTTGGAAAACGGTCTCCGCGACAGGCGGGCAGTACCGGTTCAACTTGAAAAATCGGATGGTCGAGGATTTTTCCATTGGAAACCTTCACACCAACATTACAAACGCCAGTGTGGTTGGTGGGGTCGTTGTTAGCAACCATATTTTCAAAGCGATCAAGCAGGCGGCGAGTGGTACAAGTTATACGGTCCGACTCAATTATCTCGCAAATTTCCGGAGCATGTTGAATGTTGCCTACAAGGACATTATTCTGACAACCCGTGAGGGGATGACGGTCCGAACCGACACGCATCCGGTCATGGTTTATCGTACCGATACCAACCAACTGGAGATTTTTGTGGCCATGTCGTTTGGTCAGGATGTGGACGCCAGTTACGGTTTCAATATTTACAAAGTGACGGTCAGCGGTCTGGGCGATCCGGCGACGATGACGACGAAAACGGACGATCTTGGCTTTTTGCCTTACGCTATCTCAAATCATGACGCAACGGGAACGGTCTATGTCACGGGGTATTTTGACGGCGAGAACTATTATCTGCCGTACAACCTGGTGACACATGACGTTGTTTTCGGACAGACGACCAACATGTCGACCGCCACATTCCAGTATGGTGTCGTCATTTCGGAAGACTTCAAGAAGGTTGAGCGTATCTTCAACATGCGAAGTACCAACACGACGCCAAACCTGATCGTCCGGGCCGATACCGGTCTCTTACAGTGTCAGGCGGCACTGACCAATATCCCGTACATTTTCATGTCCCAGGTCGTCTCCGGCACAAATTTACCCAAGGCGTCCGTCAAGGAACCGGATGATGTGCTGAGGATCATTTACCGATACAAAATTGGTTGAGAAATGAGAAATGAGAAATAAGAAATGAGATTTTTAGTTTTCACTCTCTTCCACTGACCGCTGACCACTGACCGCTAACAATGGACAATGACTTTTTCCAGCGTGACACCAATGTCGCCAGGATCGACGAGGACGGAAACATAACCGGGACGAATCCTAAGCCGCCTTCAAACGATTCTTCAACACTGAAAGACGCAATTCTTGAAAACGCCAAGGGACCGAAAAAAGTAGCCGGTGATGCCGGGAGTGTCGAACAGCATTCTCTTCAGGACCAGATCGCCGCTGAGCGGTTTTTAGCCTCGAAAGAGGCAACTCGGCGTGGTCTCGGCATTCGCTTGACCAAAATCTCACCCGATGGAACGACGTAATCAGGGCATCGGGCATTGGGAATAGGGCATAGGATTCAGTGATAAATGTAACCAATTTCCTATTCCCCTCCTATGCCCGACGCCCTATTCCCTATGCCCTTGAATTATGTCAAAGAAAAACAAAAAGAAACCGGCACCACGACCGATGGTATCGTTTCAAAACAAGCACCCTCTCCAAGTCCTTCGTCTCAAGTATGATGCCGCTCAAACGACCTCGGAGAATGTCCGGCACTGGGCGATGGCGGACAACCTGAGTGCCGACGGTTCACTGACACCGGAGATTCGACGTACCTTGAGGAACCGGGCTCGTTACGAGGTCGCCAACAACGCTTATGCCAAGGGACTCGTCCTGACACTGGCGGCAACATGTATCGGTACGGGACCGCGACTCCAACTTCTTTCCGACGATGATGCCTTCAATACGATTGTCGAAACGGAATTCATTGCATGGGCGGAGGCGGTCAGGCTTTGTGAACGATTACAAACGCTCCGCATGGCGAAGATCACCGACGGAGAGGCGTTTGCCGCCATCTTGCGGAACCCGCGACTCAAACATCCGGTTGAAATCGACATTCGCGCCATTGAAGCGGATCGCATTACGTCGCCGTACCCTGCCATGACAAACGCGGTTGATGGTATCGAGTACGATCCATTTGGCAACCCGGTGCTCTACTATGTTTCGTCGGAACATCCGGGCGACTTGTCGGCTTGGTACGGGACATTCGAAAGTATCGCATCAGAATACATGATCCACTGGTATCGTCTCGACCGGCCCGGCCAGTCGCGTGGACTTCCTGAAATCACACCGGCGTTACCACTTTTTGCACAATTACGCCGTTATACGCTGGCGGTTCTCGCCGCAGCGGAGACGGCGGCGGATTTTGCGGCAGTGCTGTACACTGACGCTCCCGCCAATGGCGAGGCGCAGCCACTGGAACCGCTTGATATCGTTGCTCTCGAAAAACGGATGGCGACAACGCTTCCTGACGGTTGGAAGCTCGGTCAAATCCGGGCGGAACAACCGAACACATCCTATTCCGAGTTCAAGCGTGAAATTTTGGGCGAGATCGGACGTTGTATGCAAATTCCGGTCAATATCCTGCTCGGTGACTCCTCGAAACACAATTACGCTTCCGGTCGCCTCGACCACCAGACGTTTTTCAAAAGCATCAAAGGGGAACAGACTTCCTGTGAACAGGTTGTGCTTTTTCCGCTTCTTGATGCATGGTATCGCGAGGCATTGCGAATTGGTTTATTCCGAGAACCACACAACGCTTTTCCTCTCTCTCGGAAAGCGACCAGCGGGAGCGGATTTTTGCAACGGAGCAGTCGCTCCATCTGCGGTGAAGCGGCTCGCTTCTTTTGGGATGGGATGGAACATGTCGACCCGATGAAGGAAGCGAAGGCGGCGGCAACACGGGTCGAGACCCGAACATCGAACCTTGCCATCGAGTGTGCCAAGCTGGGCCTTGATTGGGAAGACGTTTTGAATCAAGCCGCCAAGGAGCGGCAACGGATGATCGCGCTGGGGCTCGATCCCGATCACACAATCATTTTGGAGAAAGACGAAGATGAAGAAGATTTTGAAATTGACGAAGCTGACGCTCCAGCCGAGCCCGATCCGCCTCGTCGGAAACGAAAACGGAGTGGAGATACCGGAGGACGGTGATGAGCCGCTCCCACACTTTACGCTTGTGGTGTACACCGGCGGCAAGGCTTATCCCAAGGATTTTCCTTGTCCGGTCGTGATCGACCTTGACGGTCTCGATATTCCGTCGCAAAAAATCCCCATCCGCTACGAACACAAATCGTATCAAGGCGTGGGTCATACGGAAAAAATCGAGATCATCGGTCACGAGGTCATCGCCGAAGGGGTGATTAGCCGTGACACCTCGTGGGCACGGGACGTGGCCCAGTCGGCTAAGAACGGCTTCCCTTGGCAGGCTTCGATGGGTGGCCCGATTCACGAAACGGAATATGTGCCGTTCGGTCAAACGGTGGTCGTCAACGGCCAGACGTTCGAAGGTGAGCTTTACGTCATTCGCAACATGACACTCAAAGAAATCAGCTTCGTCGATCTCGCGGCGGACGAAAACACGTCGGCAGTCATCGAAGCACAATACGAGGAAAAACTACAGATGGCAGATAGCAGACAGCAGGCGGCAGGTGGTAGTCGAAACAACGGACGAATCCGGTTTCAGGATTCTATCGCACATCACCGATTTTTTGATCCGTTCAAAAGATTTACCGGTAACACCAGCACTTGGCGACGAAATTGTTATCGTTACAGGCGGTTTACGTTATGAAGTCCTCGAACTGCCCGGCGACGGCTGTTGGTGCTGGAGCGATCCCTTCCAAACAATCTATCGGATTCACGTCCGGGAATTGACGAAACAAAAATGAGTCTTGCCACCACCATTGCCAAATCGGTTGTTGCCGAATTGAACGAGCATAACTTCTTGTTGCCGTTTGAAGCAGCATTCTCAGTCAAGCCGGGTTTTGAACTGTCGGAACTGGAAACGTTACGCGTCATTGTCGTACCGAAAACCCTTGAACTCGAAACAGTGACCCGGTCGTCGTCAAAATACCTCGTTTCGGTCGATGTCGGAATCATGCAACGGATCGGCAAAATGACGCCGGAAGAGGCGGTCGAAACACTCGGCGATCTCGTCGATGAGATCGTCGAGTTTTTGAAAACGAAAACCCTCGAAGAATTCCCGGCGGCACAATGCGTTGGCGTTGCCAACGATCCCATTTACGTCCCAGACCATCTGACGCAGAGCCGGACGTTCACGAGCGTCGTCAACGTCAAGTACACTTTGATCAGTGATTAGTGATCAGTGGTTAGTTTCGACCGCTGACCACTAATCATTAACCACTAAACCACCAACCACTAATTTTTTATGTTTGAACGTTTGAAAAACATGATAAGCGGAATCAATCTCGCCTGGCGATATGGCGACATCCTCCGTTCGTTTACGACCGCGTGGTCGCGCTACCCCGGTCTCGACAATCCTGATGATTTGAGAACCTGGGTTCGACCTCTTCTCGTCGACGTGGCGTCATTGACTGCACTGACACCAACGCCTATTGACGACATGATCGCGTTTACGGCGATCCGTCTTGTCGACAATAACAATACTTGGACGGCGGTCCATGCTCTGGCTCTCTTGGCTCGCGACGGTGGTTTCACCGATGGCGTGTTGATTCCACGCGACCAACAGATCGCCACAACCAGTGAACTGTTCGAGACGATCACGTCCGAAATGCCGGAGAACCCGACGATCATCCTTTCCGCCATCGGGCTGTTGCTCTATCTCTTGCGGCAGCGGTGGGGAGCAGACGGCAGACGGCAGTAGGCAGATGGCAGCAGATTGCGGTCTGCCATTTCACAGACAACGTTTTTACCACAAGAATTCAATGACGAAAAAATTTTTACACAAGAGCGTTTCCGTCCTTCTGCTTGTAGGAATCGCCTATTTTGGTTCGATTGGTGTCAAGGAAACAATAGGTTTCAGACATCAGACGGCAGTCGGCAGAGGAGATAGCAGATTGCAGACGGCGGACGACAGAATTCCTGTCGTCTGCCATCTGCCGACTGCCGACTTTCCTGCCGTCTTTATAAACGGACCGGTTGTCTCAGATGTTGGTGAACTTTGCGTGTTTCGGCTGAGTGATTCCACGATTCGGGCGGACTGGACGGTGATCAGGCAGACGGATCAGGAATTACAGGCGGTGTTTTACATCGATACGTCCGGGGCGGCGTTGACGTTTTCCTCAAGTCTCCCGGCGAAATACACCATCGTCGCCGCCGTTGTCGAGGAAGGAATCCCGAAGATTTTACGGCATGTTTGCCAGTACGGTTTGACACCGACACCAACTCCGGGACCGAATCCAGGGCCGACACCACCGCTCCCACCTATCCCACCAATGACATTGGGCGAGTGGGTCCATCAAAACGTTCCAGACATCGGGCGAACAGACTGTGCGGTCCTTGCCTCCATCTATGAGGCGACTGCCGATGCCATTGACAAAGGAACGATCCGGTCGCAAGCGGCGGCGTATTCGTCGATTCGGACCAACACACAAGCGAAGATCAAGCCGGAGACTTGGAAAAAATTTCTCGATGAGCTTGCCGTCCAGATTGAATTATATCTTGATGGTGCCACAGAGATTAAACCGCTCAGCCTGCTCTTACGGGAAATCGTCGATGCTTTGAAATCGTCCGGCAAGGTTCAGACGGGGCCGGAGGTTCCCGCTTCTACGGAAAAAGTTTGCCCTGATCCGTCTGGTCAGGCTTGTCAAGTTCCTGCAACAATTCGGAGGATTCCATGAGAATACTGAAACAATTACGAAACTGGACCGTCGCAGAGCGGGCACGTCGCCAAGCGACACCTCTTGTCATTGACGGATGCGTGTCGAACGGCTGTCTCCTGATGGACGAGTACGCCGAGGAGGTTTTTGAGGAACTCGAATCGTCCTCGGTCGAGTTCAGCACCCTCTGGGAAAGCGGCGATATGCCGATTCTCAAATACGATACTGCGTTCAAAGAGTGGCGTCAAAGGCAGATCGATGAGTGTAACACGATCCGAAATGAGCGAATTACCTGTCTGCTCCCTTGGGAAATTGTGAAACATCTTTCCGGCTGTCGCAAGAAATCAGACCGACTGTACTTTTCGCAAGGCTCATTGGGAAGTTGCATGGGGCATTCGGATGGTTTTGCGCATCATTCGACGACACTACAACTGATCGCTCGTGGAGCATCGCTCATTTATACGCCATTCAACCCAGTCGTAACCTGGAGTATCACGAAGGGCGGTTCGACGCGCGGCGGTCAAAGTGTCGCGGAGATGGCGAAAGGTGCCAACGTCATCGGGCATTTTCCTGAACATCTCGTCGGCACGAACAATCAGGTAGTGCCACAATACAAGCAGTATTTGGACGACGCCAAACAATACCAAAGTGCAATCCTTTTCCTGAACTTCAAAGGCAAGGAACTTGCGGACGAGATCATCCAATGCTGTGCGGCAGGTCTTTCCGTTGCGCTGGGGAACGGCACTGCCGTGAGCGGCTCAACGATTGACTCCAATGGTGTCAAAGTGGCGACGCTCCGGGGAAGCTGGGCACATGCAACCCATTTTACGGGCTACCGCACGGTACGAGGCACCGAGTACATCGGTTGGGTTAATTCACACGGGCCGCGTTACAAGTCGTCTGACGAGGGTGAACCGGCGGACCTGTGTTGGATGAATCGCTTGCTTGTCGAGCAGTTCGTCGCCACCGCGTCCGGCTACGGACCGCCTTACGTCGTGTTCCCGGAATCGGTGGCGACACTTGATACCGCCCTTTACGTCAAACAAACCATCCCTTTCCCGAACAATTGGAGATTTTCATGACAAGGATTAGCGACTTCTTTTACGCCGGTGTACCGAGTTTTTGTTTCGCGCTGCCGTTCGCGCTCATGCCAGACCTGCAATTCGTGCAAGGGATTGAAAAACTTGGTATCGTCGGCATCCTGACGCTTGGGATGATGCTGTTTCTTTGGGAACGGCGTTATTTCATGGCAAGAACGGACCGGGAACTCCTGTCGATGGATAAACACCTCGAAATACTGGAAAAGACATTCACCAGCGGGCACGATAAGGTGATTCGTCTTCTCGGCGAACAGCTTGACGCACTCAAGGAGATCAAGACTGGCCAAACGGAAAATTTCTCGCGGATGTGGCAACTGACGCTGGACAGGTTCCAGCCTTCAAATGACAACAGGCAACTAACGACAGACGGCAAAAATACTGATGTCTGCCGCCTGCCAACTGACGACTAGAATGATGACGATGCTACAAGTCAACTTCAAAACGGCGAAGGGAATGTTCTTTGATCGTCTGCGCATCACCAATAAGGCGGACGCCCAAACAAAAAAGGCATTGTCCCGGTTCGGTGCGTTCGTCCGCCAGTCAGGGCCAGCGCATGTTATTTTGCTTGAAAAGCGGGCTTGGCTTGGTTTCCGAGGATCAATTCCATCAAAAATGAAAAGTTCCATGCAGCCATTTT